ACCCATTACACCAACAGTGTCTGACACAAGCTTCATCAAAGCATTCAACACAGGTGTGCCAGTGTCTGTGTCAGAAAGACGCATCACCAAAACAACGATGGAGAAGTATGGCACTGTCCGTGACAACGGCAAATACTACTTCCCCTACTACGACAAAGACTCTGTGCTGGTGGCAGCAAAGGTCCGACCTGTAGACCGCAAAGACTTCAGCGCTGTTGGCAACTGGAAAGCTGCAACACTGTACGGGCAGAACTTGTTCCCGTCCGGTGGTAAATATCTAACCATCACTGAAGGCGAGTTCGACGCACTGGCTGCATTCCAAATGACAGGATCGAAGTGGCCTGTTGTGTCCATCAGGAATGGTGCAGCTTCAGCATTGAAAGATTGCAAAGCCAACTACGAATACATCAACAGCTTTGAAACCATTGTTGTCTGCTTCGATGGTGATGAACCCGGCATCAAGGCTGCAAAGGAAGTGGCTGAGTTGTTCGGTAGCAAGTGCAAGATATTCAAACCCATGCCTGAGTTGAAGGATGCATGCGACTGGTTGTCAGCAAGCAAGGAAGCACAGTTTGTTGACCGCTGGTGGAGGTCTGAGCAATTTGTACCAGACGGTATTGTCTCTGGTAGTACGTTGTGGGATGTTGTATCTACACCAATGGCACCTGCCGATTGCAAGTATCCGTGGGATGGGTTGAACGAACTCACCTATGGCATCCGTCTTGGTGAACTTGTCACCATCACAGCAGGCTCAGGCTTGGGTAAGTCTCAGGTGTTGCGTGAGTTGGTGTGGCATCTGATTCAGAACACACCAGACAACATTGGCTTGATGTTCTTGGAAGAGAGTGTTCGTAAGACTGCACTGTCCATGATGTCGCTTGCTGCCAATGCACCGCTGCACCTACCCGATGCTGTTGTGTCTGATGAAGAACGTAAGAACGCATTCGATGCAACGCTTGGCACTGGACGACTGTACCTGTTCGACCATTTTGGAAGCACGAGCATTGAGAACATTATCAACCGTGTTCGCTATCTGGCAAAGGGTATGTCGTGCAAGTATGTATTCCTTGACCACTTGTCCATCATCATCTCAAGTCAAGAGAGTGGTGACGAACGCAAAGCCTTGGACGAAGTGATGACGAAGCTGCGTATGCTGGTGCAAGAAACCAACATCGCTCTCATCTTGGTCAGCCACTTGAAGCGTCCACCCGACAAGGGTCACGAGGAAGGTGCAGCTACATCGTTGGCTCAGCTTCGTGGGTCTGCTTCAATTGCACAGCTTAGCGACATGGTGTTGGGTCTGGAGCGTAACGGTCAAGCTGAAGACTTGATTGAACGCAACACTACACACGTCAGGGTTTTAAAGAACAGGTATAGTGGTGTCACTGGACCAGCTTGTCACTTGCTTTACAACAAAGAGACAGGTAGAATGTTCCAGACCGAAGTAGAACAGGACGTGTTATGAGCGAAGTAGAACAATACTGGAACGCCATCATCAAGAAGTGGCCTACACCGCAACCTAGCTACCACCAGCTAGACCCAATGGAACAGATGATGTTGATGCAATCGATCAACATCTTGTTGCAGATACTTAACAACCGGAGAACGTAATGAAAGCAATCATCGGCCCCTATGTAGAAGACAACACTCCACGTCAAGTTGACATCACCATTGATGAATACGACACATGGAGTATGGACCACACCCTAGCCCTCATCATCGTGCCAATGCTCAAGCAGTTGAAGGCCACGAAGCATGGTGCTCCATTGGTTGAGGACGAGTATGTACCAGAACATCTTCGCTCCACAGCAGCACCAGCTAAAGAGAATGAATGGGACATTGACGACAACCATTTCAAACGATGGGACTATGTACTTGATGAAATGATTTGGGCGATGGAACAGATTGTCGCTCATGACAATGAAAACCAGTTCTATGACATGTCTAATGTGAACGAGGAAGCTGAAATCATGGAGCAGATTGATGCCATCTTGTGTGACCGTGCTGGTCTTCAGAAACATCACGAACGTATTGCCAACGGCACTAAGCTATTCGGAATCTTTTTCAGCAGCCTCTGGGACTAACTATGAAAACCTATGCAGAACTTGAGCGTGATGCTTACATGGCAGGCAACACAACACTGGCTAAGCTTTATGCCCTGCTTGATGATGCTGAGCAGGAGTTGCTTAGTCGTGAGTACGGCGGCACATGACTACATGGCTAAACCGTTGCCTGATCGAAGGTGATCACATCGCTGTCTGCACCGACGAAGCAGACTACTATCGCACACTGAGATGTTTGAAGGTGCCTGTTGCAGATTGGGACAGGTGGTTGATGCAGGAATCATTGGCTACCACCCACTACTTCAACACACCAAAGGGCAACAGAGTTACTATCGTTTGTATTCCTGTTAAGCCCGATGCAGATGGTGTTGATGTTGCAACATTGTTGGTGCATGAAGCTGTACATGTGGTGCAGGAATATTTCAGGTACATTTGTGAAGACAATCCCGGCACTGAGATTGAGGCATACGCCATTCAGAATGTGAGTGCATCACTGATGAGAGCCTACCGTGATAAACTGTTTCCCCCAACAAAGAAGGAAAAGAAAGATGGATTACATTTGGGACATAGAGACATACAAGACAGCGTTCACGTTCTCAGCGATCAGTGCTGATGAGTCGCATGCTGTAGCGTTTGAGTGTTCACAACGAAAGAACGAAGCTGACCAGTTGTTCGATTTCCTTGACCACCTCAAGCGTAAGAAGCACAGGATGGTGGGGTACAACAACATAGGCTTTGACTACCCTGTGTTGCATGACTTGTTGTCTGTGCGTGACAAAGCCCTCACTGTATCTGGTAAGGCTGTAGCCACACGGGTGTACAAGAAGGCTCAATCAATCATCGGTAGTGATGACAGGTTCGGCCACCTTGTCCGTGACAACCAGTGTTACGTGCAACAGATTGACCTGTTCAAAATCATGCACTTCGACAACCCTGCAAGGGCTACATCATTGAAAGCGCTTGAATTCAACATGAAAGCTGACAGCATTGTTGACCTGCCATATGACCCGCACAGTGACTTGACGGATGATGAAGTTGAAGTGTTGCTTGCATACAACATGCATGATGTGAAGATGACGTTGTTGTTCTACAAAGAATGCCTGTCACAAATCACCTTCCGTGAAGAGTTGTCTGTTAAATACAACCGCAACTTTCTCAACCACAACGATACGAAGATCGGCAAAGACTACTTCATCATGAAGCTTGAAGAGAACATGCCCGGTAGTTGCTATCGTATTGGTAAGAAGGGTGAGCGTCACATCAATCAGACTAAGCGACCAGTCATCCACATTAAAGATTGTCTGTTCAACTACTACGACTTCCTGCGTCCTGAGTTCCAGCTTGTGATGGAGTGGTTTGCTGCACAGTCTTTGACAGAAACCAAAGGTGCGTTGTCTGACATTGAAGAGAGCGACCTTGGTGACTTAGCCGCCTATGCTGAGATGGTGACGAAGCGTCAGAAGTGGTTCAACAAACCAAGCGATGATGTTGTTGCTGGCTTCAAAGCTTTGCATCCAATGGGTTGGGTATCAGAGGAAGAGTTGAAGGCTAAGAAGAAGGGTGAGAAACAGTACAGCTATTGGAAGAACTGGAAAGTTGCAACCAACTTGAACGTTACAATCGGTGGCTTTCGTTTTGACTTCGGCACTGGTGGTATTCACGGGTCTGTTGAGAGCACCATCGTCAGTGACAGTGACACTCACATGATCATTGATGCTGACGTTGCATCCATGTATCCCAACATTGCCATTGCCAATCGCATCTACCCTGAGCACTTGTCTGAGAAGTTCTGTGACATCTATCAAGATGTGTACGAACAGCGTAAGAGTTACCCCAAGGGCAGCGCTGAGAACGCCATGCTGAAGCTTGCATTGAACGGTGTGTACGGGGATAGCAACAACAAGTACAGCCCCTTCTATGACCCTCAGTACACGATGGCAATCACCATCAACGGTCAGCTTAGCCTGTGCCTGTTGGCTGAGAAGTTGATGGACATTGAAGGCTTGTCCATTGTGCAGGTTAATACAGACGGTATCACTGTGAAGCTGCCTCGTAGTAAGCGTGACCAGTACGACAGAGTTTGTGATGTATGGCAGAAGCAAGTTGGTTTGCAGCTTGAGTATGCTGAGTATTCAAAGATGATCGTGCGCGATTGCAATAATTATCTGGCCATATACACAGACGGTAAGGTGAAGCGCAAGGGTGCGTATCAACATGAAGGTTTGGGTTGGCATCAAGATCAGGGTGGACTCGTGATACCGAAAGCTGCCGAGGCTGCAATGCTTCACGGCATTCCTCTTGACACATACATCAAGGGTCACAGGAACAAGTACGACTTCATGCTCAGGGTGAAAGTGCCACGTAGTAGCAAGCTTGTGATGGTGATGGATGGTGTTGATGTGCAGCAACAAAACATGTGCAGGTTCTATGCTTGCAATGCTGGTGGTGCTCTCGTCAAAGTGATGCCACCACTCAAGGAAGAAGCAGAGTCTAGACGCATATCGATTGGTGAAGGCTACAATATGTGGACATGCAACGACATCAACGACTTCACTTGGAAAGACGTTGACTATCAATACTACATTGACGCTGCTGCAAAGCTGGTGATACAATAGGTCTAGCGACCTGAAGAATGCAGGAAGCTGACCCCTGTTAAATTGGTCAGCATTTAAATCAAAGGAAACTCAAATGAGTGATAAGTTGAAACTCAAAGCTACAGTTTACTGGGCTTCGTTGAATCGTAAGAATGAAATGGCTGATGCTTACACAGTTGATCTGTGTAACCTGTCTGACAAAGCAGTGGCTGCACTGGAAGACATGGGCATCTCTGTGCAAGAGAACCTTGATAAGAAGCCTGAGCAAGGTAAGTACATCACTTGCAAGAGCCAGCGCCCCATCAAAGCTTTTGATACTGACAACGATGAAATCGTTGAAGACATTGGCAACGGTAGCAAAGCTATCTGTATGATTGGTAGCTACGCATGGACGTACAAGAACAAGAAAGGTGTCAGCCCTTCATTGGCTAAGCTGGTCGTCACCGACTTGGTAGCCTATGCAGACGGTGGTGGTTCTATCTCCGCTGATGATGAGGATGTACTGTAATGACTACCTTCACACTTGAAACAAACGAAGCAGCCTTCATCGTCCGTGTGCTTGGACAGTTGCCTACAGAGTCTGGTGCATTCCCGCTGCATCAGAAGCTGGTGCAGCAATTCCAAGCAGCCGAGTCTTCACCACCACCAGTTAAAGAAGACTTTGCTGTAGGTCTGAGCGACTAATGAAGGCCATGCTTGATGCGGATATATACTGTTATAGGTCCGCAGCGGCATGTGAGAATGAGGATGAGCTACAGGCTAAGCGGTCTGTAGACTCTCTCATCATCAACACCCTCATGTGCGGTGTAGACAAATGTGGCTATGTTGATTCATGGAAACTCTACCTGACAGGTAAGAACAACTTCCGATACAACATAGCTGTGACAGCGCCTTACAAGGGCAATAGAGTGGACAAGGTTAAGCCTAAGCATCTAGCTGCGGTGAGACAACACTTGGTTGATCATTGGGGCGCTGTTGTCTATGATGGTATTGAAGCAGACGATGCCATTGCTACAGATGCTACAACTCTTGGTGACGAGGGTGTCATTGTTTCCTTAGACAAAGACTTGGATCAGGTGGTAGGATGGCATTACAACTTCATCAAGAAGACTGCCTACTACATCACACCTGAAGAAGCTGTGCATAAACTGTACATGCAAATCTTGACAGGAGATAGTGCAGACAACATCATTGGCTTAAGAGGTATTGGACCAGTGAAGGCTGAGAAGATATTGGAAGATGCTGTTGATGAATGTGAAATGTATCGACGATGTGTTGAAGCCTATGATGGTGTTGAAGAACGTGTCATAGAGAATGCACATCTACTTTTTCTACGTAGACATGAAGGTCAAATATGGAAGCCACCAGACTTAACAAATTGAAACCGAACGATGTAGCTCTTGTGATACGTCCTCATTACAAAGAAGGTGAGAAGTGGGACGGGAACTTTCAAGTGATGATTAGTGGTGTTGGTCCTGTCACGATGAGTGAAGAAGACTTTGGTAGTCTCGTTCACATTGCTATGGTGATTGCAACATCTGTTCAACTCATTGATGAAGACCCCGCTCTCGCTACTCGCTTCATCGACAAAGTGAAGGAGCAATACAATCAGTCTGCTCTTGAAGAACTTGATGATGTTAAGGATGCAGAGTTTGTATTGTCTAAATACACGAAGACGATTGGGGGTGTGCAATGAGAAGTTGTACCACTTGCTTCTATATGGACATCGACATCCATGATGATCCTTGCAATAGTTGTTGTACAAACGCAACGACTGGTAAAGGCACTTACACCAACTGGGTAGCCATCGATGTGTTCAAGAACATTGACAACCACGGTGAAGCTATGGCACAACGAGTCATTCCACCACCCAAGTATGACCCGAAGGATGTAGCCTTCAATGCTTTGGCTGTGCAGGTTTCTGGTGATCATTACAAGAAGCACGGTATTCAACCTGTTGAGTACATCCATACCAACAAGATCGGATACTTTGAAGGCAACGTCATCAAGTATGTCACTCGTTGGCGCGACAAAGGTGGTATTGCTGACCTTGAGAAAGCAAAGCATTACATCGATCTATTGATTGAACTTGAAGGAAAGAACAATGGCTAAGATTACACTGACCTTTGTAGCTGAAGTGGACAACTCAGAACTTGACAGCGTCTACACACACGAAGACCTGCTTGTTGAAGACTTGAAAGAGCATGTAATATATGCGCTGTCTCGACTGAACATTGAAGACGTGTGCTTCAGGAACGTAGACGTGGAAGGACTCACATGAGACTGACAATTAGTACGGCAGAGAATGGCTTTGTTGTTGGTGTTGAAGAACCCGAAGACAGTCACTACTACTTCGTTGCTCTCGATGTTGCTGATGTATGTGGCATCATTGAGAACATCTTGATTGACACCAAGGACCAACTCGACATGACCAACATAGCGTTTGAAGCGGTACCTCGTGACCGTTAAAGAACGCAATGGTGGTGAATGGACAGAGGCACGATTCAAATCTTTCGTGACCTCTGCCTTACGTGCAGCGTCACGGCGTTGGCCTCCTAAATATAAGGCACTCAAAGAAGCCCTTGTTGGTAGGAAGGTTAATGCAAAGACGGGTAAGATGGCAATGCATTACAAGTGTTCTGCCTGTAAGAAACTCTTTGTTGCTGTTGATGTACAGGTTGACCATATCAAACCAGTGGTAGACCCTAAGAAAGGGTTTGTCAGTTGGGATGATTTTATCAACCGCATCTTCTGTGAGATAGAGAATCTGCAGGTTCTCTGTAAAGCAGACCACAAAATCAAAACTGATCAAGAGAAACTTGAAAGGAAAAAGAAATGAGCTTCCTAAAATATCAACACCTTGAACGCTACGGCAACACCGAAGTGGAAGGCATTGAAGTGGGTACGTGCTATGTGTTCCCTAAGCTGGATGGTACTAACGGTAGTGTTTGGTTTGATGGATCAAAACCTATGGGTGAGAAGTTTTGTTGTGGTAGTCGCAACCGTGAACTGTCACCTGACAACGACAATGCTGGATTCATGAAGGCTATGATGGACGACAACGCTGTTGTGCCTTACATCTATGACAATCCTGATCATGTCCTCTACGGTGAATGGCTTGTGCCGCATACACTGAAGACCTACAACGATGATGCATGGCGCAAGTTCTATGTGTTCGATGTGTTTGATCGTAAGAAGGAACGGCTGCTGAGCTATGACGAATACTCAGCACCACTCATCGCTGCTGGCATCAACGTCATTGCCCCTATTGCCATCATCAAGAACGGTACTGAAACCCACTTCACTGAGTGTCTTAGCAAGGCACACTATCTGGTGAAGGACGGTGAAGGCGCTGGTGAAGGTGTCGTGATAAAGAACTATGACTACACGAACAAGTATGGTCGTCAGACTTGGGCTAAGATTGTCACCAACGAATTCAAAGCAAAGCATCACATTGAAATGGGTGCGCCTGTCATTGGTTGTGAAATCGTTGAAGAAAAGATTGCAGCTAAGTATGTGACGCAAGCTTTGGTTGATAAGGTGGAGGCAAAGATTGTCAACGAGATGGGTGGATGGTCATCGAAATATATCCCTCGACTCATTCACACTGTATACTATGACTTGGTCACTGAAGAGACTTGGAACTTTGTCAAAGAGTTTAAGAATCCGAAGATTGACTTCAAGGTGTTGTCGCACTATGTAACAGCGAAGATTAAAGAACTGAAGAAGGAGTTGTTCTAATGTTTCTTAATATACTGACAGTGATCTTTGTTATTGCGAAGATCACAGGGTACATCGATTGGAGTTGGTGGTTGGTGTTCGCGCCGACACTGTTCGCTGTCACATTGTTTTTATCAATTGCAGCGCTTGCACTTTTCGTAGGAACTAAGAAATGAAAATCGAACTTGAAAACTACAGAGAAAACGAAGACGGCTCTGCTGACTTCAACGTCTACATGGACGAAGCAGCTAAAGAGTTTCTGTTGCGCTATGCTCTCATCGCTTGCATCACCGATGCCATCGAAGCTGGCAAAGCAGCTACACCAACAACACAGGATACAGAATGAACATCGATACCTACCAAACAGAAGCAATGAAGCTTCGCCTACCTACAGCAGATCGAACGTATGCCCTATTGAATTTACTAGCTGAGGCTGGTGAAGTGGCAGGTAAGGCTGCTAAGCTACGCCGAGACGGGGGCGATGTTGATGAATACAATACAGCCATCAAGAAAGAACTTGGTGATGTGATGTGGCAGGTTGCTGCTGTTGCTGAAGACCACGGCTTCACAATGTCAGAAGTTTGTATACATAATTTGCAAAAACTGTGGGGTCGAAAAGACAATGGTACATTACAAGGCAGCGGCGATC